CTAATAAATATTCCAGCAGTTGTCTGTGTGTTGTTAAAACTTAACTCTGCAACTCCTGCTAATATACCCACGCCAACAGATGTTTTAGTAGCGATGCCACTCATTTCTGCTACACCAACTTCAAGAACTCCTTGATCGGCTATGGCGTTTTCACAAAAAGCAGTGGCTCCAAACATTAATTGTAGTCCTCGTTTTCTTTTTCTAATTCTTTTCTTAATCTTTTTATTCTATTTTCCAAAGTGCTGATTGTAGTATAAATATGTCCACTGCCACTTGGTCGTATCTCACCCTTTAAACACTCAATTTCATCCATAAGTGCAATTATATGCGTAAGTTTTGAGTTGTGCATTGTGACATTTTGCTTCGTATCTTCGTTATCTGTTACAAGTATTGGTTGTCCAGTTCTCATTAATCTGCCTCCTCTATTGTTAAAGTTCCTGCGTCTACTTGTGCTTTGATGTTTTGATAATCTGTATTTCCTTCATCTATTGGTACTTGTTGTTGAAACTCTCTTCCTTCAATAGTGCAAAAAATATGTGTTACTTTCCCTGTTAACGGGTATTTCCAATATTTAGCGTTTGTTACTTTCATATTAACCTCTATAATTCTGCATCTAATTTTATTGTCATATCAGTATTGTTATCTGCTTCAACTTGAAATATATTTCCAGAAGTAAGGTCAGCACCACTTCTTGTAACATTTATTGCAAATCTACTAAAATCGTCAAAGGTTTCTGCCGCTGCATTTGTTCCTGTAGTTCCTCCTGATGAAAGTCCTGCCACTCCAACATCAGAGTTTGCAGAAACAGAGCCAGTGGGATTTGCTCTCATAGGAACTGGTACTGGATATGTAGCAGTTGTATTAGATGTGTCATATGCTCTACCATGACCTATTTTCATGAAACTTGTTGCGGCTTTCATTTGATAATAATAACGATAGCAAAGCTGTCTCTCTTCTCCAAATGACCTATGCTCAAATGGTGTGGCTTGAGAGCCGACTTCCCATTGAACTCCAGCAATATAAAACTCGTTGCTTGTACTAGAAAAAATTGAGTCAATGCCAACTGCTCTGTTTGCTTGAGTTCTTGATGCCCAAGTTGTTTGTAAAGTTCCACTTGTATAGTCTGATCCTGCATGAAGAAACCAACTCACATCTAGAGAACACGCATTATCTTGATCTAAAGCTCCTGTGGTATCTCCATCAATAATAAACTCATATTTTGCCCAAGATGTTGTGAGTGTAAATAGTTTACATATATGTCTATCGTTATCTCTATCTCTTATTTCAACCACAATATCTGTTGCACTACCTACAACTTTAGCATAGAAACATAGCACCGTTTTCTTAGCACTACTTGTTCCTTTATATAAATGTTGTAAGTCTTGCCCTTCAAATTTTTGTCTTAAAATTAAAGCCTCACCAGATGCAATAGATGTATCAGCAGTAGTGCAATTAATAACTAAACCATAATTAAAACCATCTGGATCACCTGCTGTTCTGTTCTGTGTATAACGACCTGCCGAAGTTGCACCTATAACTGTCTGCCATCTATCAGCAGTAAAATATCCACTAGCAGTTCCTAGTCCAGTTTCTGAAGTGCTTCTTTGCCAACATTGAAAATTTCCATTGTACATCATATTACGTCTACCAGATAACTGACTATTAGTTATAACTTCACCCATCTTTGCTAATTCTGCTGCTTTGGTCATTAGCTTATCCTATCTTGTTTTCATCATCTCTTTGTTTTCTTGTTTTGTAATCTGATCTTGCGGTTACTAGTGCAACAAAATCGTCTTTATTAGATGGTATAGGGTCTGTAAAACTTTCATCTGCCATTAATCTAGATGTCCATTCTTGTTGAAATCTCTTCCAACAATTATTTATTTTACCTGCTATTGCATCATCAACCCAAGCATCTATACCTGCATTATCCGATATATCATTATATAAATCATTAGACAGAATTTTTTGTTGAACATCTGTCAGTGTTATTGTTTTTGTATGGTTTGCCATATTTTTGTCCTATCCTATTAACATTCCAAAAAATTTATGTTGCGATGATAAAATGTCTACTACTTTTGAACCATTACCATTTACATATAATGTTACATGAGCAGTGTCATTAGCATCCATGTCACATATTGCACTAAAAACTATATTACCATTCACCCCTACATTTGCATGATTATACGGATTAAAATTATTATTATAAGTTCTGTTAGACGTAGATAAAGCATGAACTCCAGAAGTTGAAGCACTTGTGACCCCAGAATAACAAAGTGTATATCCTAAATAATATTTACCTGTCACGGGAGCAGTAAATTTACCTCTGTTCGTTCCGTCATCATGATTAAAATCATCGTTGACATCAAAAGTCTCTGTATAAGCAACATTTGTAAGAGATGCTGTAGTGGCATCTCCTGTTATATTATTTATATCAGATGAAGGTGCTGCTTGGAAAGCAGATTGACTCGGTTTGGTTACATGACCATTGGAATCAACAGTTATTCTTGATGCACCTGCTGTATTATCATAGACGAAAAATTCACCACTACTATTCTGCGACCTTATTTGATATGACCTGCCTGAATTACTTGTTGATGTAAGTGTTAGAACTGTATCAGCACTATCTTGTGTTTGTAGATATTCACCACCAACCACATTTAAACTTGTTGATGGACTTGCAGTTCCTATGCCTACACGATTATTTGAGCTATCTACTTTTAATGTAGATGTATCAAATGCAACATCTCCTGATACACCACCTGCTAACGTAACTGCACCATCAAACGTACCACCATCTGCTTTACTAACAGTATCTGCTACACTGAACACATCATAAACAACAACTTCTATTAAATCATTTAATGATGCACCTTGAGCTAAGACAATAGCTGTACCACTTGTAGATGTATAATCTGCTTCTCCTAACTTTACACCATTTTGAAATACATCAACAAATGTGCTGTCTTTGTAGCTTAAAGTTATACCCTCTGCACCAGCACCACTAAAGCTAGTCTGACTTGCCGTGGCAGTGTATGTATGTTTTTTTCTGACTCCATTAAAAGGGCTGACTCCTATATATGGCATTACGCTAAATCTCCTACCGCAGAAGCATTTGCATTACCTTTATCTCGTAAAGCACCATTTTCAACGGTTCTTAATTGTGTTGTGCTTGTTGCTTGACTTACTGTGTATTCTGTAGAGTCATTATTTGTTAATTCAGCTTGGTGCATTACAGAAACACAATAATTTGCATTATTCATATTACTTGAATATGTCGGATCAAATCTACCTGTCTCAACATCATTTACTGAGCTAACATTAAAACTGTCTAGATTCTGTGAGCCTGACCCTGCGTCTTGACTGTATTTTATCCACCATTTACAAAGTCCTTGTATAATACTAGTTGTCGCAGCCCCACCATCAGAAGTGGCTACTGCGTTAGTGCCAACCGTGTGAACTCCAGTTACAACTAAAGTTCCTGCTAAAGTAACTCCTTCACTTGATGTAGCAGTTAAAAATGTAGCATCACTGGCATTTGATATGCCTTGCACACCCTCGCCTATAACTTTGGTTAACGCCATTTGGCTCTCCTATGCGTAAGGACTATCGCCTAACAAATCTTTATCCCATGCAGCTTTCAACTTAGCTATTGTATCTGCACTTGATATAGCACTTGCTGCTGGTGCATCTCTTAACTTTTTCTTAGTTGCTGCACTTGCAGTTTGTGCAGAACTATCTCCAGCCTCTAATGCTTTCATATAGACTACATCTTCTGCTGCTAATAACGGAGTTCTAACTTCTCTAATTTTATCTTGAAAAATCTTTTTAGATTCAGCTAAATCTTCTGTTATGGTTTTACCAGATAATGTCCAAGCATTTCTGAAATGTCTATCTGATGGCACAGTTGCATCTGATGCTGCAATAGTATTACCATCTTTATCTACTATGTTTGTTGTTGCCATTTAAGCCACCTCATCTTTCTGTATGGTTAGTTCTTCATTAATTTTCCAAGCATTTCGCCATACTCTAGTGCTAGGAAGTTGTTCTTTTCTACATATAATTAATCTAGGCTTGTTGCCTTTATCCCAGTTTCTCCACACCTTTTGTGGTATATCTTTCATAATTAAATACTCTATAGCTCTTTCTTCTGTCATTGCTTCTATTGGTTTTGTGTTATGTAACAAATATCCTCTTGTATGTTTTTTAAAATCTGGCTTTGCTTCATCCTTTGCTAACTCCCAATATACCTCAACTGGTGGTAATATTCCACCCTGTAATGCACAAGCCATCCAATTTGGATCAGGGTGTGTAACTTTTGCTGGTGCATCTAAGTCATCTGGGTCTTCCCATACAACACAATATTCTGTTCTTACTGGCTCTAGCTTTTCTTTTGCCCAACACAATCTATCCCAAAGATGTGTGCCTTGAAATTCTGGTGTGGTTATTGTCATGCTAGTTCTCCTTGAACTGTAACAGAATATATACCACTATCGTTATCACTTCCAGAATGACTATGTATTACAGTTCTTGCACTACTTGTTGCTTGTGCTGACATACCATAGATATTATCGCCACCTGCAATACCACCACCTGCCCAATCATCATTAATCATATTATTTGTAAAAGTAACTGTTGTATCACCTGTACCATTATCTGTTGTTGATGTAACATTAAAAGAATCTTTACTAAATGTTCCATTAGTAGCACCATGATTCCAACACTTTGCACTACCATTCAAAAGAAAGTCAGTATCTATACTTCTTGCAGTGCCATCTATCTGCCCACTTGTCGTTAATGTATCAAATGCTATTGTTCCGTTTGCCATTATGCAAGATCTCCGTGTCCTGACACTAATGCAGTAATATCAGTTAAATTAGTATTATCTCTTACATTAATTGTTAAATTAGATGCTTCTATTCCAGTAAAATTATTACCAGTAGCACTTGCGTCATCAGCAGGGTTTCCTGTAAAACAATCAAAAACGTATGTTGCATTGCCCATATTATTAGTAAAATTTAAAGAGAATATACCTGTGCTAGTGTCTGTTATAGAACCTAAATTTAAACTATCTGCCAGAGAAGAGCCGTCTGATACCTTGTATCCCCAAAACTTAGCCAACCCTTGTTGCACACTTGTCTGATTGCTGCCCTCGCCTCTAATAGTTAAAGAGTTTGCACTTGCACTAACTACAGGTGTTGAGCCAATGGTTATGGTTGTTGCAGTAGACTTACCAGTTAATGTATCAACAATGATGGTACTCATGCTAAGTCTCCAACATTTATAAGTGCAACTGGATCCATGTCTATCTCATTAGTTCCATTTACATTTTTTGTTCTAAAACTAATTTGTGATGCTGAATAAGTATCAGCAGTCATATCGTTAGAACTGCCTGCATTAAAAGCTGTAAGATAACCTGTATCATTTCCAGTGCTTCTTGATACCATTCCTGCGACAGAAGCATAATCTGCACCTGTAAAATTGTTAGTGTAATTATATGTTTGGACACCTGTATCATCATCAGAAACAGAACTGCTATTTAAACTTCCGTCTACTTCATTGTTAATAGCATCATATTTAATAAAATATTTTGAAGCAGTTTGTTTCGTTAATGTGGTTACACCTCCACCTGTGCTTTGTAAAGTATCTACTTTAATTGTACTCATAAAATCACTAGCCTTCCACCATCATTAACAGTAATGGTTTTA